AATATTTTAATATAATAAAAATTAATATCAAGCAATTTTACCCTTTTTTATTTAAATTGCTTGTATAAATAATTAAAATGGCCTCTGAAGTATTCGTCAACATCAAAAACTTACCTGAAACAGAACAAATTAATAATGGAGATTATTTAATTGTGGAAACCCCTGGTGGAACTAATATTCTCAATTTCGAGAATTTTATAATTACAGCGGCTAATACTACATTTAGTAATTTACTCTCTACTAATAATGTAAATAATATTCAAAATATTACAACTAGTATTAATGCACTATCAACTACAATTAGTCAGACTTATCCTAAAATGTATTATGGTACTGCGAAAATTAAAATATCAATACCTGATAAAACTGGTTCAGTTAATATAACAAATGTTAATCCATCTCAATCTACTAAAGCTATTGCTGACTCAGTAACTATTTCGGACATTTATATTACTCCTGCAAATGCAAATGCTTTAGTTAACCCTGTGTTTGTTACAGGATTGACGAGAAATGATGCAACTCTTAATGTCACTGTATCTCATGCTGTATCTGGTAATGATTCTGAATTCAACATAAATATTGTCAGACCCTATTACGATTAACTAATAAGCTTTTTACCAATTTTCTTCTCGTATTCTTTAATAAGATTTTTCTGGTAATCGACATTTTTGGATAACTTTAATTCTTCAGTTTGCTGGGAATATAATTGCTCCATGCTCTTCAATGTCTCAGGATCCAAAACACTCTCTCCCCCAGCACCAATAATATCACCATCTTCATTTAGATATTGACTAATTAAGTATATACGCTCTGCTGGCTTACCAAATATCTCAATAATTGTAGGCGAATCACCCTTAGGGAAAAAACTTGAATTCTCAGGCGCTTTATGAAATTGTTGTATAATAGCTTTAAATAAGTGGTCAATTTCAGTAATGTATAGTGGATCTATTTCCCTAGTCTTATCATCTACAATAGTGATTGGCGAAGATTTGGTCAAAGGTATAAAGAATATAATATCAAGAAGACGCATAGACTCTTTAACAAGTGGTATACATTTTTCAATAAACTTTTCATCAATATCGCTTGCGCTCTTATCAAATGACCACATGGAATAAATTAAATTATCAAGTGGTGCTCTATCAAATAATACCATATCATCTTTGGTATATTTTTGTAAGTCATCAATTAAGTGATTTAATATTGCCCATTGGCCATCTTTAGTACACTGCTTGCTGTGCGGAGTATCCTTCAATAGTGCCCGGTAAGTCTTTGCAGGGGTAGTATAATTAGGCCACCTCTTAATAATATCTGCAATAAGTGTTGATTTACCTGTACATGCTGTTCCGCTAATTGCTATTCTCATAAATGTATTTTATTAGTCTAATTTAAGAAATCAACAAACTATTGCAATAATCCCAATTAATAATGCCGAGAACTTTGTTTAAGTAAGTCTGCTTGTCTGACTTGTAATCTAGATAAAAACTGTGTTCCCATAGGTCTACCCCCAAGACGATACCTATATCCTTATTAGTCATTAATGGATTGTCTTGATTAGCGGTTGTAATAATTTCAAATTTGTTTTTATCCTTAACTAGCCAGCACCAACCGGATCCAAATTGTTTTAAAGCAACATTAATAAAATCTTCTCTAAACCCCTTAAAACTATCCCAATCGTCAATTATAACATCTTTAATATCCCCACTTAATACAGACTTAGGTGATAGCATATTCCAAAATAAACTATGATTATAAAACCCCCCAGCATTATTTTTAATAATATCTGGTTTAGATTTACAGCTTTTAATTAATGTTACAATGTCAACTATTTTAGTTCCTTTAATTGCATCATTTAATTTGTTTATATAATTTTTATAATGCTTATTATAATGCTCATTCATCGTCTTACTACTAATGATTGGACTCAATGCATTAAGGTTATAGGGAAGTTTTGCAGGTTTATAGGTAGAGTTAGTAGCCTCTAGAATGTGTGATATTTGCTGATTAAATGTTTTCATTAGGGGTTTCTTCTATGTCATTAGCGGCTTTTTTAAGCTGTTTCTTATTTAAGTTGTAAGCATAAGTAACAGGTATATATTGCTTAAATGATTCACTATTATTTATTACATAATAGATATCCCGCAGAGTTTCTTTGGTTAAATATACATTGCGTAGAAACAACGGGTCAACCCATTTAAATCTAGAATGTTCTTCACTTAATTTAACATGTTCAGTATTTGACATACAAATAAATAATTTAAAATTTAATTTATTTTGTATTTCAAGTATCCTACTAATATTAATATTAGTTTCTTCCTTAATTTCCCGCTTTAGTCCATCTACATAAGATTCCTTTACATGCAAATGTCCGCCAGGCAAATGCCAATACACACTATAAACAGGCTTTAGTAATAATACTCGACTATTATAGCATAATATGGCTTTTGATATTTGTTTTGTATCTTCCATATAACATATTTATGTTATAAAACATTAAACTCCGCAAGTCTTATCCCATGCAGAGATATGTAAACGGGTCAACCCAATGAAACCATATTTTTTAGCCGTTTCGAGAATAAATTTAGTACGTTCATGAAAGTTCTCCTGTGCATCAAGACCAGGCATAATAATTAACCGCTGTTGATCGATATGAAATGGTAATCTATATTGAGTAATAATTTCTTCTAAATCACTTTCATTTGAAATAACAAATTTAAACCAATAATTTTTATGTTCAACAATTCGTCGAAGTGCATCTGGTTTAATACGCTTAGATTCTGCCATACCTGAATTCTCTAATTTAGCAGAGCAATTAATTTGATTTAAATGATTGAATAATTCATCATTAATATAAAAAGTGCCATTAGTTTCAATTTCACTATAGAGACTTGACTCAGGATATGTAAGCTTAAACCAATTTAGAAATCCAACAATAGCTTCTTGATGAATAGGCATAGTTGGTTCGCCGCCAGTCCAAATAATATGAACCCTGCCCCACTTTACCCATTCAAAAATACCTTCATTAATCCAATCTTGTACAATTTGCTCATAAGTAATTTTATTACCAAATAACCAAATCGGAGCAGAATCACAAGTCCAAGTTGCTTTGTCTTGCTGATGCAGATCACCAACAAACGAGCCCGAATCAATATTACCCTTACCTGTTTTGAGGATATTACTGATGCCTTCACTTGAGATACCGCAACTTAAGTTACATCCCTTTAATCTAATAAAATAAGCAGGAAAACCTGTAGTAACTCCTTCGCATTGGATTGAGTAAAATTTTTCTGATACATTTAATTCATTTTTCATATGTTCATTATATATTATTTCCTTACCTATTAATCCAGATAAACTCAAATAAATAATATTGAATATGCAAACAACAAAAAAACCAAGAAAGCGTTCAGCTCGTTCTAATCGATATAATGATGACCGTGTTGACTATAATTTAGAGGAAGAAATTGCAAGTAATAGTGCTAAGACATGGAAAAATACGTTTAAAATTAAAAACTCGTTTAAATTAAATGATGTACACAGCTCATTTGTAAAATTACTTGAGCTTAAAGAGACTAAAATGGTGTTTGCTGATGGGCCCGCTGGTACAGGAAAGTCTTATCTGGCTGTACTTGCTGCTCTCGAATTGTTGCAATTAAAGAGTATTGATAATATTGTATATATCAGAAGTATTGTAGAGAGTGCATCTAGGAGCATGGGATCATTGCCTGGTGAACTACAAGATAAATTCATGCCCTGGGCACTACCATTAATCGAAAAACTCGATGAGCTAGTTGGACCTGTTAGTAGAACAGAGCTATTAAAAAGTGATGTTGTCAAATGCTTACCGGTAAACTTCGTACGTGGATTAACTTTTCGTAATTCTCTTGTTATTGTAGATGAAGCTCAGAATTTAACGCATACTGAGCTTGTTGCTATCTTAACACGATTTGGTGAAAATACAAAGTATGTAGTTATTGGTGATACTAGGCAGAGTGATATTTACAATAAGTCTGGTTATTTAGGAATCTTGAATGTATTTAACGATGAACAGAGTCAAGATAAAGGTATTCACGTATTTAAATTCGGTGAAAACGAGATTGTCCGTTCTAAGATTCTAAGATTTATTGTGCAGAAGTTGGAGACAGTTCAGCAGGCTTACTCAGAATCTCAGGATTACAGAGCTCATAAGCAGAAATCGCACTCAGCTCCCGTAGTGCCTCCTCAAATGACACCATACGGACAGTATCCCGAGGAATGGCAGGTAACACCTCTTTGTGATCACTAGAATTATTCAACTCGTTTAGTTTTTTATTGAGTAAACTAAAAACTGTATTTTCCAACTGTGCCGTTTTAGGGTCCCGCTCAAATGGCGGGACCCTAAAAGTTGAGCTATACATTCCGTTTTTTATTGGTCCAGAATTATTTGATACTTGTGTAGTATAAATATTTTGTAATTGCGGATCTGCGCTCATTTATTCACCCCAGGTTGTTCCTGCAAACCAATTCCCTTTGCCGGGTGAGTTATTAGATCCGACATTAGCACCACGTCGTTGATTAGGCTCTGGTGTTGATACGGGAGCAGGAGTAGATACAGGTGTCGGCTCAGGTTCAGGATTTGTATAAATATTAACATTTTCCCAGCTGCCATTTACTACAGGGACAGGTACTTCATCGAAAAGAAACTTCTCTGTATATTTAGCAAGAAGCTCGTCCCCACTAACTGCAGTAAGATTTGGGACAGTATTATCACATTTAGGTGAATAGATTGCAGAATTCTCTTCATGCTCAAACAATTCTACTGAAGATACCCAGCAGCGTTTATGGGTTCGATTCTGAACGAATTTATTTACAGTATTGTAGCACCATTCCGCAAATTTCTCAATTCCAACAGCTGGCATAATCCGTAATTCGCATCCACCCTGTGATTGTAATAATTCGAAAGTTGGTCGCAATGGATCATTTTCAGCAATACAAAGAGTATGGTCAAATTGATTTTCGAGAATATACTTAATCTCCTTAAAGTCGCCGAAATCAAAACACCAGTTATTTTTATCAACCTCTTTACAGCTGATTGTAATCTTTGCAGATAGACGATAACCATGAACATATTTACAATGACTTTCAGCAGTAAATTGTCGAAATGCACAACTGCCTAGCTTAATTAGTTTAGTAGAATTAAAAGTACTCATGTCGTTATTATATGCGGCTTCCTTAATATTTCAACTTTTACGATTATAATTTTGCAGTTATGTAGTAAATATTTTTATGTCAAATATCAGAATTTCAGAATTAGAACAAGTAGCAGCCTCAACGACCGCAAAGTTATTAATAGAGGGTGTATTTCCTTTTTCACAAAAAAATGTTAGTGATAATGATAACCTAACAACATATAAAGCAACATTTCAGCAATTGCTTGATTTATTTACTGCGTTAAATTCTAGTACATATATACTGCCACCTGGTTTAATTATGCCATATGGTGGTGAATCTACTACTGCTATTAAACCATTAAATGGATGGAAGATATGCAATGGTAATCAATTACTAAAAGCAGATTATTCAGCATTGTACGCAGTTATTGGTGATACGTATGGTGGTGCAGCTGTCGATTCACTATATTTCAAATTACCCGATTTACGTGGCAGAACATTAATAGGAGCTGGTGCAGGACCTGGTCTGCAATCCTATGTGAGAGGAATCAATGGCGGAGCAGAAGATATTACACTTGGTATTAATCAGATGCCTAAACATTCCCACCAATATGAAAAAATGAACGTTGAAGCGAATAACAAAGCTTCAGCGACTAGTAGCGGCGGCATAACTGTCTATAATAGTAGTAGTAACCTATTTACAACTGACAACGGCGGCGGCAGTCCACATCCAAACATGCAACCATACACTGTAATTAATTATATTATAAAGACTTAATTAAGATACTGCATTAAAATAGCATGCGAGTAATTGACTATTAGTAATTTTGTTTGATGCAGCGGTTTGCGCAGCTTGGAATAAATTACGGTATTCTTGAGACGTAGATCTATCATTCAAATTAACAATTTCATCGCTAACCATATTTATAGTTTTAGTCGTTGCGGGCATATTACCCTTTGCGGGATCTCGTCGTATTTTATCCCTCAATATTCGAATATTCTGAGACAAACCGGCTGCTGGTGTGGTAGGTATAGCAGATGGTGACTGCATAGGCCCCGCGGATAAAAAACCAACATTTCTTAATGGCTGTTTAAGATTTTCCCAAGATGATGCATTTTTTCCCTGAATTAGCGGTTCATTGGGAGCTCTACCAAAAGCTAACTTTACTGCTCCTTTTGCAAAACGTCCTGCTCCTTTTGCAAAACGTCCTAACATACTTCCTTTTTTTGTATCTTTGCCTGTATCTGTTACAGATTCTATTTCACTTAGTGTAGTTTCGAAAAACTTTAATAACCCCTCTGCAGGCGGAGTAGCACTAGGATTCCCCTCAAAAGCGACTTTTAATTCATCTAGAGTATCAGCCCCAAGAATCGTAATACTAGTAACTATAACTGGTACTGGGGGTGGATTTAATTTACTAACATTACCGTTTATATAATTTGCGGCATTATTATTTAAATCCACTAATCTTTGTAGCTGATAGTTAATTGCACTCTTAATCGCAGGTAACTTTGTTGCAGCATTAATAAATGTTTCACTTGCAGCAACACCATTATTATTAAAGAGTCTTTCCAAAGTCTCTAATATATTTAAACCAGTATTTTGAATATTAGTAGAGTCAATAGGAGCAACTGCTTCGTTAATTGTACTTGTAAATGCTAATTTATAAATATTTATTATATCATCTTGTGTACATCCATTATCGAGACAAAACGATTCAACATACTCAATACTGTTGCAATTTATAATTAATTTTGTTAATATATCTGTTTGCTTAATATCACGCTTTTCCTTTAAATATCTTAGAGCAGCAAGTTTAAACAGATCAACCTTGGATAATTTATTCTGTACAGGCTCTATCATTCCGTTAGGTACAATTACTACTGTACCAATCTGCTCGAGGTATACTTTAGATAGAGTACTATTTTCTCTTAATATGTACCCAATATATCCCTGAAATTTACTTATTACTCCTAGATTTGAAAAAGCTGGATCAGTTTTTAACTGTACTTTAACTAATTTTTCTTTTAATGCTACTTGCTCAATTAAATTATTAAATGCTGACATACTAGTATTTATAAGGAAATACTATATAATCATCTTATGCAATCAAAAAATATTGGAAACGCAAACGGTAATGTACCTCAGAGTGACGAAGAAAAGAATCAAATTATTAAAAATGCTAGTATGGCATATGAACTGTTTATGGATGCTCTAAAGATTGATTGGAGAAATGATCCTAATAGTTCCGATACTCCTAATCGTGTTGCTAAGTCGTTCGTTAACGACTTAATCTCTGGATGTTATACTCCGCCGCCTAAGATTACCGCATTTGAAAACGTAGATCAGTATGATGGAATGGTATGTCAGAATAATATTAAAGTAGTTTCAATGTGCAGTCATCACCATGCAGCATTTACTGGTTTAGCTCACGTTGCATATATTCCGAGTAAAACTGGTAAAGTTATTGGTTTGAGTAAGTTAAATAGAATTGTAGATTGGTTTGCGAGGCGTATGCAAGTGCAGGAGAATTTAACTGCGCAGATTGCAGAGTATGTTAGCAAAGTTTGCGAGGATAATAAAGGAGTTGCTGTAATGATTGAGTGTGAGCATACTTGCTGCAGTAATCGAGGTATTAAGCATGACTCGACAATGAGAACTGCTCGTATGTCAGGCGCCTTTTTAAAGAATTCGGATCAATCAAGAGCCGAGTTTTATAAGTTTGTCGAGTTCTCTAAAAAATAATATGTATTGTACTAAATATTAGTATATGCAACGATCTGATTTAAATTTACTCGCGGAAGCCTATTCTAGTATTAATAATAGTCAACAGATAAATGAGGGTATCTCAGATATATTGATTAAGCGCGCGGGACAATTTCTTTTAAAAAAACTACAACAAGCTGACCCAAGCGCATTTAAACAACTAAAACAAATAGTATCTAGTAAAGACGAGCAGACTTTAAGTAATATTATAAATAAACCACAAATTCAAAAAGCTATAAATAACTTTTCACAACCAATTGAAGAATCAATTATTGGCGATGCAGGTAAAATAATAAAAAAAATATATAATTACTTTAATCATACACCAAGAGGAGCATCTATGGCGGCTTTTATTGTAGGTGCACTATGTATCTTATCAGCTATTTATATAGGACAAGCAGACGCATCATTGGACTCTTCCTATGATGTGACAAAGGTGTCTAATGCGGAAAGTATTCAACTTTCCGCATTAAATGCAAAAGCTCTTATGATGTATTTATATACTGTCGGAATTGGCAGTATTGGTATGGGTGTGACGATGAAATCGGTTAGTTGAGTGTAATATTAAATACCCAGTATCACTTGAAGAAGGTATGAGTAGTCTTAAAGCTTAATATAGCTGTTATGCAGTTTCTTTAAAAACTGCATTCCTAATAAGCATTTTTCAGGATCATTTTCTCTATTCCCCACAGAGAAAGTAATATTCTTATAAACTTTTCCATGCAATTTAAAGTCTAACTTTATTAGAGGTCTATCTTCAATATGACCCGCACCAACATCAATTTGAATTTTACCCGCTAATTTAAATTGCACAGGCTTATTACCCGCAGTA